ATTTTCAAGATCTCTGATTTGTCGTTGACATCCAGATATCCTAGTATTGTTTTTAGAAATGCCATGCGTGAGTTTAGTAATCTCCTTAGATAAATTTGTAAATTGAAGCTCTCGGTCTTCCTCTGTTTTAATTGCCTCTTCTAGTTCTTTATAACCAGATTGCAACTCCTTTGCTTTAGATTGAGCTTCATCAATTCTATTTAATCGAAATGATTCTTCTATAGATTGTGTACAGGTTGGGCAAGTAGTATTGTCTGTGAAAAACTTATGCTCCTTGGTAATTGTTGCTACTTTTTGAGTAATTTTACCTCTTAAATTGTTTAGTTTCTTTAACTTATCTCCTGCTCCAGTTAACCCTTCTTGCTCCTTTAAAAGATCATTACTATTACTTTCTAATAATTGATTATGTTCCATATGAGTATCAACTTCAATACCCAATACTTTAATCTTATTATCCTTCTCTTGAATATTATTTTTACCTTGTTCTTCCAACTCTTTAATAAAACTCTCTTGCATCTCTGCCTTGTCTTTCAAAGATTCTTTCTTCAACTCAAAAGTTTTTACCTCTTCCCTAACCATTCTAATCTTATCTTTAATAAGAGTATTCATAGAAGAGAAAATTTTAATGTCTAATAAATCTTCTACAACTTCCCTTCTACTAGAACCATTCAATTGCATAAATGGAACAAATGTACTAGACCCTAATATAACAATCTGAGTAAATGACTTATAGTTCATCTTCAGAACATTCTGTTCCAACCACTTCTGCTGGTCTCCTGCATGGGATGATTGATTTAAATCTTCTCCATTCTTAGTAATCTTGAAAAGATTAGGTTTAATTCCACGTACTATTTTCCAATCAGTAGAATTAACAGAGAACTCAATATTAACTTCACAATTTTTTTCATTGGTAGTATTAATAAGTTGGCTCTTATTAATCTTCCTGAATGATTTACCATATAAAACAAAGGTTAAAGCATCTAGTATAGTAGATTTACCTGCTCCATTAGCACCAATAATTAAAGTAGTAGACTGTTCATCCAACTTAACTTCAATAGGATGATTACCAGTACTCAAAAAGTTTTTCCAACTTATCTTTTTAAATATAATCATGCTTTGTATCAGAATCTGGTGGAACTACTATGTCATCAGGTGTGATGACTGTGTATCTGTGTCCATGTATTTCACAGGTTTTAATCATCAAGTCATCCTCAATTTCTATAACTTTCATTTTTGGGTAATCAAGTTCTTCTAACTGCAAAGCATATCGAGTAGCATCATCCTTTTCTACAAAGATATAAAGAACTTGCTCCATATCATCATCAACAACAGAATAAGCTCCTTCTTTCTCTTTTCCTTTAACAGTTATAATATACATCAAGTTATTTCGCAAGCCTCCTGATATATCTCATCTACCATTTTTCTCACAACAGACTTATCAAGTGATATTTCTGCTTCTTCAATATATCTATTGAGAATAGAGAGAGTATCTTCTGATTCAACTTCAGAATCATTGTCCTTATCATACCATCCTGTAAAATCAAAGTTCTCAACAATTTTTAACTCTGCTACATTAGCAGAATATAATTTATCAATAAACTTTTCAAATTGAGTAAGGTCATTCTTATTACGAACTATAACCTTAACAATCTTATCTTCATACTCTCTTGCATCAAAAGTCTGATGGGGAGTATCATCATAATATATCTTATAGAAAAGACGATATGGGTTATTAACTGGAGTATGTTCTAAGGTTTCTGTATCAAAGAAATGGAAACCTCTTGTATCACCACAATCATTCCAATATATCTCATAAGGATTTCCCAAATAATAGATATTATCCTGATTGGATCTTGTATGGAAATGACCTGAATAAACTTTTTTGAATTTCTCAAAAGGTTGATCATCCAAACCATGATCCATTACAACATAATCATTAACCTTATATCCCTGCAACTCTAAATGCCCCATACAAACAGGAGAACTTGATTTTTTAATTAACCCTAAAGATTCTTTTTCATTTTCAGAATTAATCCAAGGTACAAGAAGAATACTTAAACCATCTACATCTATAGATGTTGTTTCTGAATAAACCTTTACATTATCATATTCTCTCAACAATAAATCTACAGCATTTATCTCATTTGTATTCTTATAATAAGCAGTATGATTACCAACAATAGTATGGACTGTAATGCCCATCTCTTTCAATCTATCAAAATAATACTCTTTAGACCAAGTTAACGCAGAGAAATCAATACCCTTTCTACTATCAAAGGTATCTCCCATATCAATAATGGTTGTAATGCCCTCTTTCTCAAGAGCAGGGAAAAACACTTCATCATAGAACTTTAAGAAGTAATCATGAAATAATTTAGAATTTTTCCTACACCCAAAATGCTGATCAGTTATGATTGCAATCTTCATCAGTTACGCAACTTACTATGCACTGCATCCTTAATACTATTATAGTCTGAATAATTAGCAGCGTCAAGGTCGTTAGCATCAAAGACCTCATCAAAATTAGTCTTCTCTAAAATCTTATTCTTAATTTCTAATTGCTTTTTCTCTTGTGATATCCTTCTTAAAAAAGCATAGTAAATGATTTGAGTAAAGTATGCAAATGGATTCTTACTTTTCTCTGGATTGAAGTTATGAATATATCTTACACAATTTTCTATACCATCACATATCATATCATCCTTAAACATATAATTCACAAAGTTTGGCTTATATGATAAGTGATTAGCAATCTTTAAAAAACATTCTCCAATATACCTTGGTATTTGAGGTTTTGGTTTATCCTCTAATGCAGCCCTTTCAACAGAAGCAAAATAAACTTCCAATGCAGAAAGAAACTCTTTATTATTAACATAATGTTCTGATCTCTTTCTGCGTGTTTTCATAGTGATTGGTAGTGCATAGTTAGGCATATAGATTGCTTATCTGCTTTTATTATTATAACAGAATTAAGCAGGGTTGACAAGGTATCAAAATATGGTTAGAATACCTTTGTTGGGTTTGAAGGGTTAGTTCGAGCTTGATTTATATAATTTCTCTAATATTTCTTTAGCATCATTTACACTAGATATATATCCCATCTTCTTATTTAACTTTGTATGATTAGTTTTATGCATCTTTTTCACATAATCCTGATAGAACATAATCATCTCCATATTTTCTGATTCAGAAAGAGTTAATACATCTTCAAGATTAATAATAAATAAATCTTCATTAGAAGTTCTTAACCAAGGTTCAAATTTATATCCAGTTAAATGTCCTCTTGCTTTTACTTCTTCAACTACTATAGGATTTGAAACTAATAATAAAGTTCTATCCCCTTCATCAGAAGCAGAAATACGAGCGAAAACTTCTTCTCCAGATTTTAATTTAATTGTTGCAAAGAAATCATCTTCTATCATAATCTATTGTCCCCCTTAATCTTTTATGTTGATTGATATAATTTCATAATTGAATTGCTCTTGTACGTAAATCTTCACTCTTTCGATGAAATGATTCAATGTATAATTTTTCCTAGACCCTGTAGTTAGGTCATCAGCAATATCATATAGTTTGGCTTTTTCTTTATCTTTGCCTTTTCTTAGGACTCTTCCAATGGATTGAAGGTTCCGTATTCTAGACTTAGACGGAGAAGCAAAAATAACGTTGTGTAGCCTCCTAATATTGATGCCTGTAGAGAATGTTCCATAAGAAGCAACTATGATAGCGTTGGTTTCTTCCTCAGTTATTTTTCTTACTTCTTCTCTGTCTTCTGCGTCAACACCCCCATGAATGAAAAATACTTTTCTATCATGGTTCACAGAATTATTTATTAATTCATAAAGTATCTTTCCGTGTGCTTCTACTCTACTATACAATATAAGAGTATTACCTTTTAAATCTACTGCTAGATTAGTAATAAACTTATTTCTTTTTTCATGACCTATAAGATATTGAATTTCATCTTCATAAGTTTCAAACTTTTTAGGTTTATATTTTAATACTAAACATTGAATATCTAATTGAGAAAGATGACCTTGCTCCATTAATTCCTTAGTTTGTGTCACTCTATATGATGGTCCAAACAGTCCCTCTAACACCCATTTATGGGTCTGTGTGCCATCTAAAGTTCCAGTAAACCCATATCTATGTTTAGCATGTTCTAACTTATCCATAATCTTTACTAGAGATTTACTCTTAAAGAGGTGAGCTTCATCTCCAATAATTACATCATAATCTACAAAGAAAGATCTATCTAATTCATAAACAGATTGCCAAGTTGTGATGGTTACTTCATTAACATTAGTTCTTTCTCTACCTGCATATATTCTATGGCAATGATTTTTTGGGTCCCATCCATAGTCTTCAAAATCTTTATACATCTGTTCTACTAATGATGTAGTAGGAACTACTAAAAGAATCTTTTGTTTCTTTGCTACAAAATATCTTATCAATGCATAGATCATTAATGACTTTCCAGAAGCAGTAGGAGATATTAAAAGTTTTCTATTATATCTTAATGCTTCATAGACTGCTTCAATTTGATATGGTCTAGGTTTAAAACTAGTAATGGACGCCATATAATCCTTTACTCCACCCATAGAAATCAATTGATTGACTTCAAATGGAGGACCATAATATTTGTTATTTTCAAATTGATATGTATATCCAGATGTTTCACAAAAAGCAACTATCTTATCTAAAAGACCAACATAGATTCTTTTAGTCTTCATATTGAAGAGATGTACATATCCATCCCAATACTTACTTCTGTATTGAGGCATGAATTTTTTATTAGGTACTTCAAAAGTAAATTTATCCCTTAACTCATATTCTATAGAAGGTTCAGTTTTTACTTTTAGATATACCTCATTTATTTTTTCTATACTAAGATCAGCCATAACCAGCCTGGAACTTCATTACTTCAATTGCATTCTTAACCTGATAAGTCCTATTGGAAATCATTTTAAGTATGCTCTCCAAATAATTTAGCATCGTTTCATAGTATTCTATTTTAAGAGAAGACGAAGAAAGTTTATCATCAGCATCAAGATACTTTTGCATTGTATCTTTATCTCTGATTTTTTTAGGAAAAGGATCTTTTATATAAACATCTGGATCTGCTTTACCACTAAAATATTCATATCTCTCATGCCTTATATTCTTTCTCTGTTGTTGTGCTTTCTTCATTAAAAGAAAGATGTTATTATAAAGATCAAAATATTTTGCATGTAATACTGGAATATTTAAAGATTCAGTATGTAAATTATCTGGGTCAATTTTGGAATCCTCTTCCCACATCTTTTGGATTCCATTCAAATCAATCATACATTAACAATCATCTCCATGTATATCTACTATATTGTATATAGTGTACTTAAAAGTGACCTCTGCAGAGAAGTATTCTAGGTCTGTTTGAGTAGCATCAAAGTCTATAGTAGTAAGATCTACAGGGAACATATTCTCAAAAACAACCTTAAATTTAGGAATATTGTTAGAGTCTAATACTGTTAAAGTTCCATCTGAATAAAAATTCAATTGACTTTTATTGGGTTGTTTTATATCTTGTGCTTCTTTCTGATACTTATATGTTTCACTTAGACTTTCAGGGAATCCTAATCCTCTCATCCAATGCTGAATCTCTTGATAATTTTCTAAATTCTCATCCACTAAAAATCTTAAAGATAAATCACCAAACTCCATCTTATCCCCAGGTAAGGGAATATCTTTCAAATAGTTAGCAAAATTAGCAACCCCTAAACTAATAGAAGGAATACTAACAGAGTTTCCAAAATAAGAGACTTTTGGTGCTCTATTCATTGTAAATTGAAAACCTGTAGGAGACAGAAAATTTCTATTCTCAATCTGTCCTATTATAGACTTTTTAACGACCATGACCCTTTCTAGTTATTTAGAAACTCATATTCCATTTTTACTTTATAAAACAAATTTCTGAGTTTTGTTAGTCTTTCCTTTTCTGATGGATGTAAGGTAGATGAACTTGCAGCGTAAGATTCTATGCAGTCATATAGTAGTCTAACTTCTTTTATACCTATATCCATATTGAGAAAAGGTTTTTCTTCCATTATTCCCAACTAGTGACTGTTAATTCAATAGAGTTATCATCCATCTCCCATTCTTCTTCTACTTGAAAACCCATTTCCTTAATAGTATTATGAAGTGTTACCCTAGCATATTGTTGAGTTACTTTCTCTATGAATCTCTTTGGTGGGACTGGATCTTTCCAAGTTTGTATATCTGCTACTAATTCATATACACCTTCTTTATTCAAACGAAAACCAATATCATTACCTATAGAAACATCTACCTTTACTTTTTCATGTTGATGGTCAAGAGGATTTTCCAATTTAACATCTTCCACCACATCATACTGTAGAAGTTCTAATGCTTCAACTAGTTGTGGTTTGTGTTTGATCTTGGTTTTGATCGTGCTGAAGTGCGACATTGTT